GGAGTAAGTTCGGTGGTGACCTTACCATTAACCTGAAGAACATTGTAGCAGCCAAGAATAATATGGATGCAAATGGCCGACGCATCTCAGACAAGGTTGATGGACTCTCGAAGAATCTTGGATTGGCAAGTTGGTACGTTGGTGAGACGTTCACACCGGGTACGATTACTGACCTGAAGAAACTGGATGAGCGCGAATCAATGGATAACATTCTGCGCTATACGCTGGGGTATCGTGTGCGTAATTTGGATATGCTGGAGAGTGCTGGGTACAAGTTCCGCGATATGAAGAAGAGCCTCAAAGGGATAAGTTCAAAGTATGCATCAGCGAGTTATAATCAGGATGACATATCAGGTGCTTACCAAGAACTTAATGATGTTTACCGTTCACAGATGGAGGAAGGGGTGCGCCACGTAAACAACCTTCGTATACTTGAAGCCTCGGAAGAGGAAATAAAGAAGCAACTCAGTAAGACTTTTTACAAGTCCGAGGTAGAGAATCTAATGAGTGGTACTATACCGGATATGCCAATCTCAACCAGCGTACCATCCAAGCGCATCGACAAGAGAGCACGGTACGTAGAACTAGCTGGCAAGATGCCAGAGGATATGGCAATGAAGATGCTGCGGGATGACTACGAGCGAGGCAAGCTGAAGCTATCAGATGTTCAAGCTGTTATTCGCCGCATTCAGATGCAGCAGTACCCAAGGTAACAAAAAGCCCCGCCCTCAACACACAGAGGACGGGGCTACCGTAACGAAACGAGGGATTAAAAAGGACGAACATAAACACCCCGCTGCGGATTACTCCCACAGCTTACCTCGTACTGCATTATACACTATGGCTTTCTAGCCACCAAAAGTAAATCCTTAAGTTCCCGTTTCTCATTTTGTAGTCTCTTGCGCTGTAAGGTCATCCGCTCAATTCGGTACGAAAGGAGCCTGGACTCCTGTCGAATCATTTCAATTTGTGTCTGAAGTCTCTCAATGTTTTCTTCGCCGTTTTGCATACTGGTAACTTGTACGGAATCCTCCTGTTTGTCAACAAATAACTCAGGAAAATTTAACCCTTCCAGTGGATAACCTAGTTCATTAAAACAGAAGGTATCACGAGCAATAGCTGCCTCCTTCTCGTCGGTAAATGAACCCAAGTATTTGTTCTTGTAGTTGTTCTCTTTACCTAAACCCACCCTCACAATAAACTTAGGGTTTGACGTATCAATGGATACACCCCTGTACTTCGACCTACCTCGAACCTTCTGGTGACCTCTGAGGTTCTGCGATCGAGTTACGTACCGCAGGTTGGATGGTCTATTGTCCGACTTATTTCCGTTAATGTGATCAACGTCATAGCCCTTGGGTCGATCGCCTACGAAGGCCATTGCGATCAATTCGTGAACGTGTAATATTTTCAACTTCACCCTTATCCTGCGGTATCCTTTCCCGTCATCACCGCCAAATGATCTCCCGCGACTGCGATTGTCGTGGCTCTCCACGCTTCCATCTGAGTAGCAGGTTATCTTTATTCCATTTACTTCTATGTCTTTTGATTGCGCTGTATCCAAGATTTTCATAAGTCCTCCGTGTTAATGATCATTGCTTTATGGTTGTATAAGTAACCAGTGCGTTTGGTTATTATCTGTACTGCATCGAAGTCCGTAGTCCAAGGCATTTCACGATTCTCGAACCCGAAGTCATAGTCACTCCTGATGAGCTTAGAAATGTTCCAGACGTACAGCAGATCCTTGAATCCGTTCACATAAACGAAGTCCTTCTTTACTGATTCAGCGATACCGATATTGGTATCAACCTTTAGTTGCTCGATGATCCAGGGATTGTATACCTTTCGGCGTACCTTGATCTCAACTAAATAATCAATGCTCTCGTAATCAAAAGGACTGTACTCGCCCTCGGCTTTGGTTAGCTTGTGCATCCGTGGGAATGCTTTCATTATGTACTGTGCTACTTCTTCCTCCGTCATTGTCCGAACCTCCCTGTGCAGTGATAGAATTTAAATAACCCGCCGATATCACGTTCACCTTCACGGTTCTTAGCAATCTCATAGGTTAAACGAGTGAACGCCCCTCGGCTGTCTACATCCTTTGAGGACTCAACATCGCCAGTTGACGGGTACATAAGCAAAACAATGTCAGCATCATTCTCGATATCCCCGGAATCCTTTAGGTCATACAGCTTGAGTCGACCAGCCTTGGCTCCCTCTCGGTTGACTTGTGCCAGTAGGATTACAGCTATGTTGAGATCAATAGCTATCTGCTTAATCTTATGTGAAATACTAGCGATCCCCTCAGCCTTGCCCATCCTCGAAGAGAAAGGAATCAGTTGCAGGTAATCAATCACTAGTAGCTTTACCCCGTGCTTCTGTACGAACTGTCGGGTCTGACTGTAAAGGTCATCGGCATTCTTAACAGCGTGAGAGGTATAGATTGGTAAGGACTTAAGCTGATTGATGGTATCGTAGACCCGCTTTTCCTGTTGTGGGTTAGCGGTCTGATCCTCAACGCTCCGAAGGTTGACACCCGATATTACCTGCGTCAGCCTCTTCGTGAGTTGCTTCTGCGGCATTTCTAATGAGAACACCCCGCAGGCGTGACCATCCTTTACGACGGACTGAGAGACGATATACATCGCAAGTGCTGACTTCCCGCAGGAGGTAGGTGCAGCAACTGTCAGTACTTCACCAGCAGCAATGCCTCGGTTCCCGAACTCACGGTCAAGATTATTGGTGTGAGTCTTAACAACATCAGCCTCGTACTCACCGGACTGCATCTTGGCGATATCAGCCAGTAGCTCATCAGCGGAGAAACCTATGTCGGACTTACCCTGGGTGAGTAATGGTCGCTCGGTGATCTCGGCTTCGAGTGTGCTACGAATCTCGTCGTATGACTTGGACTCACTCTCAACGTTCTCGACAGCGATACGGCAGGACTTCATTATCTCACGGAGTCTTGCCTTCTCTACTACGGTGTTAGCATAGAACTTAGCTGAGCTAGTGCTTGAGACGCTGTCAGTGACGGACAGGATACCTGCTATGCCCCCGACCTCGTCAAGACCTTGTAGGGTCTTCAGGTGCTCTGAGATTGATACCTCATCAATTGGCTTGCTTAACTGTGCAAGGTCGCCAATGGCTTGGTAAAGTAACCTAAAGCGTAGTAAGTAGAAATCCTCTGGCTCAAGCAAGGGACGTACCGCATCATAGACGGATGTGTCACCTGGCAGTAAGCAGGATGCAATTAACTTTTCTTCGGCTTCAGCACTATGTGGCTGATTGTGTATTTGATTCAGTTCGTTCATTTTCAAGTAATGCTACCAGAGAACGAAGGACCTGTCCAAGGGACTTATGGGCTACCCGGTTTCCCTCTGGAATCTTATAACCATCAATTGAGTTATAGATTGAGAGGGATACTTCGGCTGCTTCTTTTATTTTAGTCATTTCGTTACGGTGTGTTTTAGTTGTATTATTAGTCATAAGAATTACTTGCCCCCTACGGGATTGTAAGGGGCAAGCATCTTAGCATAAGGACTTACTCGTGTTCGCTTCTTTCAAGCATCCCTATGGCTATCAATGAGTAGCCAATTAGGTCACGGAATATGTCTTTTGATTGGTCCCCTTTAGTGACTACCTTAAGTTGACCATCGGAACAGAAAGCCTTAGCTCTCTGGAATTTGTCCTGCATTCGGATGCAAACGCCAGTCAAGGGTTGAACGCCGAACTCGGAGGAACCGTCGAAGTTTGCGAAGGGGTTATCGCAACTCCCGCCTCCTGTGTAATCCGTGTTCTTGTTGGCAGTCATTTCTAGAATGGCATTTACTTCATCGCGGCGGAACTGATCCCACCAGATCTTGTCGAACTGCATTACTTAGAATGGGGCTTCGTCATTGGTTGGCGCACTTGCAGCTTTAGGGGCAGAGCCTGCACCATCCACTGGGTTCACCGCTAGGGACAAGAAGTTAGTGCCGCTCTTGGCTGTCTTCTTCCAGCCCTTGAGGTAGTACTCCTTGCCCTCGACATTAATCTTCCCGCTGTAATCGGGATGATTTGGTTTCTCTTTGCGGTCATTGACGAAGAATGTACCGGAGTTAGTGTTATCGTATTGAGACATATTATTTACTTTCGTTATTGGTTATTGTTTATTGGTTAGTTATTACTGATTCCCTTGTCAAGCTTCACAGCCTTCAAGGATGTATCAGGAAATTTAATCTCCACCTCGAGGTAGTCAATCAATGCATCCAATTTCTTGGATAGCATTTTGTTCTGCTCATCTAGGTAAACGTTGCATCGGCGAAGTTCTGCTAGGTCATCTTCGATACCAGAGAAGGTTTCATCGTAATGCTTGTCCAGCATTTGGATACTTGAGATAAGGTCGATTAGTTCGTGTTCTAGGTTCATATTAGAATTGGGTTACTTGTTTACGTGGTGCGGATTTTCCGTGGTCATTAGTAGCATCCGGATCCTTGGTGTCGTCAATAGCAAAGAGTCCATTAAGCGCATATTTTCTGGCATAGGATGAAGCGGAGCCAGTGATCTGGGCATCGTCCATTCCTTTCTTAGTCTCAGCCTCACGAGCGAATCCACTAGCACTGAGCGTAAACTCGCTTGATGTATCGCCAAGTGACGCAGTAGCATTGACGTAGACTCGACCGCCGACCTCGACGATATTGTCGGTGATGACCAGAGCGCAGCCGTACTTTGCCATTAAAGGTTTTAGTGCAGTAAGGATGTCCTCACAGGAGCGGTAGCGATACCCTCCGAACTTGTTGGTCTGTCCTTTGGGTGCTTTAAGCTCCGTCTGGATACCTTGTAGTTTTTGTTTTATGTTGATCTTATCTTTCTTGGTTTCTGTTTTACTCATATCTATTCTTGGTTAGTTTACGGAACAGCTCTTTGCGCTGCTTTTGATTTTTACAAGCAGCAAGATCATCATCACTTGCTCCTAGGTCTTTTAACTCTGTTACTTGCTCGGCGGATGTCAAGCTATTTCCGAATCTTTTTGTAAGTTGTACAAGTCCCACGGGATGAAGGACATCCAGCATTTCTCTCTCTAGGTAGTCCGACATTGCCTCTAAAGTATTTGGTAATTTTTCCTTATTGCCACGGCATCGTTTAAGATAGAAGTTCTCAACCTTGCCAAGGAGGCTATTAGCTTGGCGCGATATTACGCCCCTTACCATCCCCGTCTGGTGGTCGTGATCCAGGACCCAATCATCGGTCTTAATGCCCAGGATGGGGCAGCACGTGGGTTTGTTAGCTTCCCGGAATTTCTTGATCTGGCTTTGTGATAAGTACGTCATAGTGAGTTAGTCGGTTCTCCATTAAGTGCAGCGATTGCTTGATTGAGTTGATTGTTGCGATCCGTCAAGCGAAGGATCTCGCCTTTATAGTAATTCAATTCGTCTCGAAGATCGGATAGCTCCTCGCTCATTATTTCCTTACCATCCTGTACTCCGACTTGGTACGTTATTTGTAATACGTCTCCTTCTTCTTTTGTTTTATCATTCATTTTTCGATTATTTATCTCGTACCAGTCGCTTTCGATTTCGAGTTGAGTATGTGGATTGCAATTCATAGTAGTGCTTGTAGTTGGTTGTCGGTTACTTACGTATGTTCCCGAAACGTATTTCGGTAACATTGTTCTCTGGATTAGTACCCCGATGGGGTTGGTCGGGGCAATCACCCCGATCGGTAGAAAATTTTACAGCATTTGGCGATAGCCTACATCGCCGCTTGCTGGATACGTTATCGTGTTTTACTCCTCACGTCACCGATTGGACGACCTATTGAAAAGCGGTGCAGTCTCTTCAAATTTCTACCCGTAGTGTGCATCATCAAGGCTAAGGAGATGAGAGGCATTGGGGGTCAAGTTCTTTTCATAGTGCTGTTAGTTTAGACTCTTTCCTCTAACGAATTCGCCGACATTGCCTCTAAAATCTGCATTATCTAAGCCAGCTGCTTTCACCTTCTCAGCTAAAGCATCTAGTTTAGATTCATTTCGTATCTGCTTCTTACCGTCTTCACGGACGGCTTTTTCCTGAGCCTTCTTTTGCCACTTGTTATGGTGTTTATTCCAGAACTTAGTTTTCACAGAACCCTTACCTTTAGATGAGCTTGACATAATTCTTTTCTTTAGGGTTTTTATGTAGATCTATAAGTTCCTGCAGTGTTGGTTCCTCAAGTAAGGTCTTGGCTGACTTCGGATTGCCTCGCTTTACGCCTGTGCTGTCCTCATAATAAAGAACGTCACCATCTGCATTACGCTTCCACCTCTGCCAGAAGCCATTACTGTCTTCGTGGTAAGTTGGCCGTCCCTTGACATCGCGTTCGTACTTGCACCAGAAGTCATCACCGTCCTCAGAGTAGGTCACTCTGCCACTGTCATCCTTAATCTCGATGGGGAAGCTGAAGGCAATTCCTAGTTCTTTGTATGTTTCGCTGAGTGGTTTCATAGTTTATTATCTATTAGGTTAGTTGTATTCGTGGTTATTCAAATCCTCTTCTGATTCAAAATATATTAGGCTTAAATCGTAACCTTCAAATTTAATGTCTTCCTGTAAGTCCCTCATAAAATCTGTAGCCCTGTCGTGACTACCTCCCCAAGTTAACCATCTTTTTTTGTGGGAGATTATACCCCACACACCTAATGTCTCTTTATCTTTCATATGTGCATTGTGAGGGTTGTAATCGGCATTATCTAAGCCAGCTGCTTTTACTTGCTTAGCTAAGACATCTAGTTTAGATTCTCCCATTTCTTCGTCGATTGCTTTTCGGAAATTTGTCCCATCTTTCTCAATCCAGTCCAGACGCTCCTTGTCCTTCTGGAATTCTTTACGTGCTTCCTTATATCCCTCAAGGAAGGCACAACGTAGTTCTTTCGCATAACTTGGCTCAGAAGTCTTCTCCTTTGCCTCGAATGTTGGCAGTGGTTTTAATGTGTTTTTCATAGTGTTATTGGTTATTGGTTTACGTATGTTCCCGAAGTAGATTTCGGTAACATTTAGATCCACTGACCATCTGAGAATGG